CCAAAGCTAGCAGACTTCTATATGTTTATAGCCCTAGACATACAGAAAGCCGTGATAATGCAGACTAAAGAGCTAGGACAAAAAACGGGTATACAGATACACCCTAACAAGTTTACAGACGAAGCAGAGCAAGCAGGACTTGACGTACTACAAAACTTTAGGAGGGCAGACCTTAAATAGGCTTGTTCATGTAAACCTGTTGTGGTACAAAGTAACCTCGGTTTAACAACCTGCAACCACAATATGACTATTGAACTCGAACCCGAGACTGGGGTTCCGCTATTTGATGATGACCCTGCGGTGGATTTAGTTGTCCGTACGCAAGCAGCAAGAACTACAGCCTTAGAGCTAGCAGAACACGGGTTAGAACTTAAACCTACCAAAGAAGATGAAGATATAGCAGCTAAAATTGCTATAGCGTATGCCGACGACCCCGAAAAAACGTCGCGGAAAGCCACAAACAAGCGTATCGCTACCCTAACACCAGCCTCTTTGGTGCTTACAGGTAACATACTTACCGAATTCGGTGCCTCAGTAGTAGAATCTGCGGTGTCTTTGCGCCATCTTGTGACCAATAAGTTGATACTAGAGACCGAGAACCCCGATCCACGCGTCCGTATACGAGCGTTGGAGTTACTGGGTAAGATTTCAGACGTAGGACTGTTCGCGGAGAAGTCAGAAGTGACCGTTACACACCAGTCAACGGATGATTTGAAGGCTAAACTGCGTAGGAAGCTAGAAAAACTAGTAAATCCTAGGGAAGAGATTGCCATAGACGGGGAGATCATAGACCTCGACGTGGAATTAGGAGCGGAAGGCCGTGAGTAATGCTGCTGTAGACTTTACGCAGCAAGAAATCCAGCATATGTTGGACAACATCGACGAGTTTAGCCCTGATGAAGTGGTGGAGATAGAAAAACTAGTCGATGAGCTTGACAAACGGCGAACAGTAAAGGCTGCGTACGACGATTTAATTGACTTTTGTAAACTTATGATGCCTGACTTCATTGTTGGTAAGCATCATAGGATTCTAGCCGACTTGTTGATGGATATAGAGCTAGGGAACAAGGATAGAGCGTGCGTAAACATCCCTCCACGCCACGGCAAGTCCCAATTAGTGTCTATTTTCTTCCCAGCGTGGTATTTGGGGCGTAATCCAGACAAGAAAGTGATGATGGTGTCCCATACAACTGATCTAGCTGTAGATTTTGGGCGTAAAGTACGTAACTTGATCTCATCCCCCGAGTATCAGGTAATATTTCCTACCGTAAAACTAGCCAGCGACTCTAAATCAGCGGGTCGGTGGAGCACAAGCATAGGCGGAGAGTATTACGCGTGTGGTGTTGGCTCTGCACTGGCAGGTCGCGGTGCCCACTTATTATTGGTAGATGATCCCCACTCTGAGCAAGACGTTATCAACGGCAACTTTATTGTCTTTGAGAAGGCATACGAGTGGTTTACGTTCGGTGCTCGTACTCGTTTGATGCCCGGAGGTAGTGTAGCTATTATCCAGACTAGATGGCATATGGACGATCTAACGGGTCGTGTGGTCAAGGATATGACTCAAAACGAGCGATCTGACCAGTATGAGGTCATAGAGTTCCCCGCGATATTAGATATCGACGATGGAGATACCGGCAAGCCCGTACAGAAACCCCTGTGGCCTGAGTTTTTTGATCTGGAGGCGTTGCTACGTACGAAAGCATCTATGCCCGTGTTCCAGTGGAACGCCCAGTACCAGCAACAACCTACCGCAGAAGAAGCCGCACTGGTTAAAAGAGAGTGGTGGAACGAGTGGGATTTAGAGAGACCCCCCGAGTGCGAATACATAATCATGTCGTTGGACTCCGCAGCCGAGAAACATAACCGCGCTGACTACACAGCACTTACTACGTGGGGGGTATTTCTTAATGAGGATACTTCAGCGTATAATATAATCTTGCTTAATAGTATAAAAGAGCGTATGGAGTTCCATGAGCTAAAAGAACTAGCTATGGATCAGTACACAGAGTGGGAACCAGACGCGTTTATAGTAGAGAAAAAGAGTTCAGGAGTTGCGTTATATCAAGAAATGCGGCGTATGGGGCTGCTTGTACAAGAATATACCCCCCATAGAGGTTCTGGTGATAAACTGGCACGCTTAAACTCTGTGTCTGATATTGTACAGTCTGGACTAGTGTGGGTTCCGCAGACTAGATGGGCCGAGGAAGTAGTAGAAGAGATCGCTGGATTTCCTTTTATGAGTCATGATGACTTAGTGGACTCAACAGTGATGGCGCTTATGCGGTTCAGGCAAGGTGGATTCATACGCTTACCTACTGATGAGCCAGAAGAAATCAAATACTTTAAACATCGCGGCAGCGGGTTTTATTAAGAGGTTACAGAATGCCGATAATAAAAGAGCTAAAAGCGCATATAAGTAAAGCGTCTCCAGCAGGGCGCGGGGTGTTAACCAAAGCTGCGGCTAAGATGTCTCCGAAACAACAACAAGATTTTTTGGCTTCTCTACAACTAGGAGACGCGGAGTTTCAAACGGCGGTACAAGACCGTATGCCAGAAGGGGCTGATCCTGTAGACCCGAGCAGGTTTAGGCACCATGATTACGATATACCCGGAAAAAGTATGAATTTGAATGTTGCGGGGAATTACATAACCCCCAATAATCCAGAAGGTCGTAACAGGACAGTACGCACTAGGTATGGGAATTATTCTCTTCCAGCAGAGCCAGATACAGTTAATACTTATGGATTAGGTAATAACCTTACGACTATAGCCCACGAGTACAGGCATAGACAAGGTTTAGAAGGATTACCCCCCGGAAAGTATGGCACGAACGCGGATTCAGCGGAGTACCTCAATACAATTCAAGACTTGGTGGGGGTCGAGAACGAGAGAGAACTTAGGAAAGAGTTACAATTTACAGCTTTTGGGTTTAAAAATGCAGAGTGGAATAAGAAGTATCATACTCGCGCTTCTGAGATTGCTGAATTGGCAAAAGACCCAGATACCCCACTTGAGGAATTAGTTGAGGGAGCAAGATTTTTTTTAGATCACCACGCAACACAAAATATGACGTACGATGCAGTTAGGCGTGGCGATAAGAATAAAAGGAAAGCAGAGGATGCTGGAGAAGACCCCGCCTTTAAAGATACTATGTCTCCAGATAATTTTAGGACAAGTCGTTTTTACGATGAAAATATCAAAGAAAAAAGTTTCTTGGACAAACTCCGACAGGTAGTTAGGGATTAAACTATGGCAATTGAGAAGGGTATATACGCAGCACCAGAAGGTATAGATGACGTAGAGGAATCTGAACTAGAGATAGAGATAGTTAACCCTGAGATGGTTACTCTAGATGATGGTAGTGTAGAGATCACTATTATTCCGGGTGCTGAAGAATCTGACCTCATGGACTTCGATGCCAATCTAGTAGATGCGTTAGATGAAGGTTACCTAAACGAGTTAGCGGGTGACCTACTAGGTATGGTAGACGCTGACGTAGACAGCCGTAAAGAGTGGGCAGACACCTACGTTAAAGGACTTGATATCCTAGGGTTTAAGTACGAAGAGCGTACTAGTCCTTGGCAAGGCGCTTGCGGTGTTAACTCTACCGTGCTTGCTGAAGCTGCTATCCGTTTCCAAGCAGAGACCATGAGTGAGACTTTCCCCGCTGCTGGCCCTGTACGAGTTAAGGTCTTAGGTAAAGAAACTAAAGATAAGTTAGAAGCCGCAGAGCGTGTCAAAGCAGACATGAACTACGAGCTTACAGAGAACATGGTTGAGTATCGCCCTGAACACGAGCGTATGCTATACAGCCTAGGATTAGCGGGATCAGCCTTTAAGAAGGTTTACTTTGACCCTACTATGGGTAGACAAGTAGCGATCTACATTCCCGCAGAAGACGTTATCGTGCCATACGGCGCGTCCAACATAGAGTCGGCAGAGCGTGTTACTCATGTAATGCGTAAGACCAAGAATGAAATGTTGCGCCTACAAGTTAGTGGGTTCTACTCTGGTATAGAGTTGGGTGAGCCAGCCCCATTCCATACAGACATTGAAGAGAAAAAAGCCGAAGAAGGTGGTTACGACATCACCGATGATGACCGGTATACCGTTTACGAGATTCATGCTGAACTTGATATAGAGGGTGTGGATGAAGAAGACGGGTTAGCAAAACCTTACATCGTTACAATTGAACGGGGCACAGGAGAGATACTTGCCATACGTCGTAATTGGGACGAGTCAGACATGCTAAATATGAAGCGTCAGCATTTCGTACATTACGTGTACGTGCCGGGATTTGGCTTCTACGGGCTTGGGCTGATACATATAGTAGGGGGGTACGCTAAAGCAGGAACGTCGATTATACGGCAACTAGTGGACG